TTTATCCACAAATTGAAATACCATCTGAAATTTTACGAATGTTAGTTGCTGACGATTTACGAAGGCAATTCATTAGTGATATAGAAGATGCTAGTGACGACGAAATATTAGAAAGGGGTTTTCATGCCTAATCGTATTTTTTCTGGTGAACATAGTGATGAATTATGGGACGAAGTTAACAAATTAGATTCTAGAGCAACTAGCGAAGCTTTGTATACGTTTGGTTGTTACTGTCAAGAATTAGAAAGTAAGGTGATGGAGCTAGAGAACAGAATACGAAAGTTAGAAGAGTATAGTATCGCTTCTAAAAAAGAAAGGAACCTAAAAGACAAAAATACGTGGATTTTTAGTTAATTTATCATCATAAGTAACCTCAATGAATTATTCGAACGAACTCCGACCAGTAAAGTTAGGCGATCTGATTGGCCAAAAGAAGGTCATAGACAGGCTAAAGATCTCCATCAAATCCTGCCAACAAAGAGGTGAATGTCTCCCCCACGTTTTTCTAAGTGGGTTTTCCGGAAGTGGAAAGACAACTATTGGATTAGCTATTGCTAACGAATTAAATACGCCTATACAAATAATCAATTGTGCAGCCATTTCCGATGTTAAGTCTATCCTGCCCTTCCTTATTAAAATTACTGCAAACTCTATCATATTCTTAGACGAGATGCAAGCCTTGCCCAAGACTGTGGCTAATTTACTTTTAAGCGTAATTGAATCTGGCAAACTCAATTTAGGTAAGTCCGGTCACGTAATGGCCGTAGAAATTCCTCAAAGTACTTTTATCGCAGCTACAACTAATCCTGGTAGTATCCTTGAGACAATTAAGAATCGTTTTCTATTACAGTATCAACTTCAACCATATACTCAAACTGAATTATGTGAGATCATAAAGAAATCAGCCTCTAAACTTAACCTAATAATTGACGATACCGCTAGTATGAAGTTGGTTTGTATTAGCAAAAGTAACCCAAGACTAGTTAACCATTCACTTCTTTTTACACGCGATTGGGCTGCAGTTAATAATCTGAGCAATATAGATATATCCACTATTGACGAAATCATGGTCCTGCTGGATATCGACAAGGACTATCTGGACGCTAACGATAGATTATATCTGGCGACAGTGAAGAAACATCAGCCGGTGGGAGTCAGGACGTTGGTTTCTTTGACTAATTTATCCAGCGATACCATTACTGAAATTATTGAGCCGGAACTATTGCGGCGAAATTGGATTGTCAAAACTAAGAAAGGTAGGAAGTTAGTTTAATATCTCTTGACTTTTTCAGAAAATCGATTATAATACTAATATGACAAGAAAAAATCACAAAATTTGTCCTACCTGTCACAAAGAATGGAGATTTCGTAAGAGAGTCTGCTCTTGTGGTGAACAGTTACCAACCAAAAAAGAATTAACAGAAGGGGCGGCTGTGGATTGGACCACGTTAGCTAAGTCCAATACTATTTACGTATCAAATGGCCCATACATTCTACTGAAGACTGGCAAGAAAGCCAATATTGGACATAGAGGAATATTCCAAGTCATAGAAGTAAAGGACGATGGGATAGTAGCGTTCAAAGATGGACTTTGTTTTATTTATTGCGGAAATACTAAGTGGCAAGGTAGTACGTTTTATCGCCCCCATACTGTTAGATTACTCACATAGGATATTATTATGGATGCTCTCGGTGCAATTATATTGGCGGCATTTATTTTTGGCATAATTAGTACTTTGCTACAGGGAGATTCTCCATGTACTACTAAGCCAAAACAAAGTATAAACGAGACAAAAGATGATGGCATGGCCTGGATTTATTCGGCAGAAAGTTACGATGATTAAAATGAGTATTACCATGTATAAAAACGCAAGAACAAGAGAATACGAGTTGATGTGCGAAAACTGCGGCTATAAAACAGTTATAAATGAATGGGATTTTTATGGAGACTCAATGAAAAACTTTGTCTGTCCGCAATGTAAAAAAATAGAATCTGAATGGGGCCTCCGTCAAAATAAAAAACATACTAACAAAGTACTTTCTATAGAAGGTATTTGTTATGTTGGGATGTGGATGTGAGTAAACAGTGGACAGAACAAGAAAAAAAAATTCTTATTGATAATTATCACCTATTATCTAGAGCTGATGTACAATTATTACTTCCAAATAGAACAGTAGAAGCTATAGGTATGTATGCTAAACTCCTTAAATTAACTAGATCTCGATTATGGACAAAAAAAGAAATAGATTTATTAAGGTTAACATATAGTCAATATGATAAAAAAAGATTAATGTTTTTATTTCCCGATAGAAATTGGAGAAGTATTGTTTGCCAAGCTAAAAAACTTAATATATACAAAAAAAGGATCACTCATAATAAAAAAAGTCATGACTATTTTATAAAAGAAGTAGAAATCGTACACGACAATAAATATTGTTATGATGAAACACAGTATATTAATGGTAAAGAAAAAATTAAAATAGAGTGCCCTAAACATGGGTTTTTTTGGCAGAAAGCAGAAAATCATTTAAGAGGAGACGGTTGTATTAAATGTGCTGGTGAATCCCATAGTATAAGATATAGAGATACTATTGAAAATTTTATAAAAAAAGCTAATATAAAACACAATAATAGATATGGCTATGGTAAAATTACAGAATATATTAATGCTCATATTGAACAGCCTATCTTATGCTTTATGCATGGCATCTTTAAACAGGCTCCTTATACACATTTAGCAGGAAGTGGATGTCCAATTTGTGGAGAAATAAATAGAAGATTTACTAGTAGTATACCAAAAGAAGGAAATAGCGTTGCAGATCATGAATTTTTAGTTACCGAATACGATTATAATAAAAATCAAAGATTGGCTTCTCAAGTATCAATAGGTAGTTCTAAAAAATATTGGTGGATATGTAATAAATGTAAAAATTCGTGGAAGGCAACTTCTGGTTCACGTAAACAAGGACATAATTGTCAAAAGTGTTGGCTTTCTAAAGGAGAGATTGCTGTCCAACAGTTTTTAATTGATAATAATATCAAATATAAGTCACAATATAGAATAAAAGACTGTAGATATAAAAAACCTTTACCTTTTGATTTTGGTGTTTGGATTAAAAATAAATTATTTCTAATAGAATGGAATGGTAGACAACATTATGAGTTTGTTAAACATTGGCATAAAACTAAAGATGTATTTCTAGCACAAAAAAAACGAGATAGAATTAAAAGAGACTATTGTAAAAAAAATAATATTTCACTAATAGTTATACCTGATACAAAATTTAATAATATAGAAACAATTTTAACTAAAGAATTAAGTATAGATAATGACCACTCAAGTTTTACCTAATTTATTTGCTGGAGATATTGATTTATGTTCCAACTCCAGTAAAAACACCGCAATTATTCACGCTTGCAAAAATCCTTGTTACGTTTCTGCTGTTGGCGATTTAGGGCAAATTCCACAACTTCATCCTAATTATTTGTACCTTGAGCAAGACAACGACCTATATCTAAATATGATAGACCCAGAACATCCACTATTTAGAATGGAAACATTTACTAAAAGTCTAGATTTTATAAGTAAACACATTGACAACCGTAAAGTTATAGTCCACTGTAATCGTGGAGAATCTAGATCTCCAAGTTTAGTATTGTGCTACTTAGCTAAAAGAGCTAAGCTTATTACCAACGAATCTTATAAAGAAGCACAAAAAGAATTTGCTACAAAATGGTCATACCGTCCAGGCCGAGGTATCCAGATGTGGCTTGTTCAGAATTGGGGAAAAATAGAATGAATAGGTGGAGATCACGTCTAAGGTATTCTAGTTGCTATCTCGTGGGAAGCATGGATCACGGTAGAGAAGAAGGTCGCCAATGGAGAGAAGAACTTACTCCTTGGCTGGAAGATTTAGACCTTATTGTTTTTAACCCTTATAAGAAACCAATACTTATTGAAGACGATACTAATGCCGGTCTTGAAGACGATATATCATATTTGTACAGACAACAATGTATGAAGAATAGGGATTTTGATGGTATAAGTAAGAATATGAAAAAGGTTAGAGCTGTAGATCTTCGTTTTACAGACAAGGCAGACTTTCTTATTGTCAACTATGATGTAAGCAAAAGAATTTGTGGGACAATGGAGGAAATTGTTACTGCTAACAGGCAGAAAAAACCCATAATCATCCAATGTAATGATAAGTCTGACCTTCCTCCCTGGCTAATGGGAACTTTGCCACATTCTTTAATGTTCGAAGGTTGGGTCCAAGTTAAAGAATATCTGTGGAATATAGCATTTGCCGAGAAAATTGACCATCTAGACCGTTGGGTCTTCTTAGACTTAAATGATAGAATTGGAGACATAAGCGATAGAATTACAGAATATCCAGAAAAACCATAAAAATTTAAATTTAGACCTTGATTTGTGGTGTATAATCTACTATAATAAGATATGGAGAAGATATCATAATGAGAGGGTATAAGTGGACTAAAAAAGAAGATAACATATTAATTGACAATCATAATAAAATATCGATAGTTGATATGTGTAAATTATTGCCCGGACGAACTCATAATGGTATTTATCATCGTTTTAAAAAATTGAATTTAGCTAAAAAATATATAGTGTGGACCGATCAAGAATTATCTATATTACAAAAATATTATCATTCTGACAGAAAAAAAACTGAAAGATTGTTAAAAAATAGAACTACTCATATAATAAGGAACAAAGCTGTTAAGCTAAATTTATGTACCGCTAATAAAAATACTACAACAAAATATTTTATTGAAAAAGCAATCGCTATATTTGGTAACAGATATGACTATAGTGATACAATTTACATACATAGCCAGAAACCATTAACTATTATATGTAAAAAACATGGTAAATTTAAACAAATACCATATTATCATTTGAGAGGTGTTAATTGTCCTAATTGTTTACAAGATGATTATTTGATACAGCAAGAAATAAATAAAACTAAATTTATAGAAGCCAGTTCTATATTTCATAATAATAAATACAACTATGATAAAGTTGACTATATTAATTCTAAAACTAAAGTAACCATTACATGTCCAATACATGGCGATTTTCAACAAATACCAGAAAATCATAAGCATAGTGAATGTTGGTCTTGTAGTAGTTCTTTAGGAGAAAAAGTAATTGAACAATTTTTAATAGATAAGCAAGTAACATTTAAACCTCAGTATATTTTACCAGACTGCAAATTTATTAATAATTTAATATTTGATTTTGCTTATTGGGAACATGATAAGCTACATCTAATAGAATATCAAGGGGAGCAACATTTTAAATTTACGGAATATTTTCATAAGACTAAACAAGGTTTTATAAATAGTAAAAAACGAGACAAGATTAAAGAAGACTATTGTAGAAAAAATAAAATACCATTGTTAATAATTAATTATGACCACTTTAATAACATTAATGATATTTTGACAGAGAAATTAAATTTTTAGAACAATACCACTATATATGGGCTAGAATTGAAATCGATTGCAAATGGAGATTACTATTGCGTATTAGCAGTTGGTCGTTAGGCTGCTATAAATAAGACGACCTGACTTGTTAGTTGTGAAGAACTATACATATTGTTTAGCTGCCTAATTTTAGGTTGCAGGTTAGCATGAACCGATAAAAAATCCGCCAGTACTACTGAATAGTTGACTACCGATAATTTCGGAAAATTGAGCCTAACAATAAAATGGCTGACGATTCTAATGAATCTATACTGTCAATTGTGAATTAATTGACTATGTACGTAGAAGTAGTAATTATAAGTGTGCAAGACGGCGGGTCGCACCGCCCTAGTCCACTGAAGCATTTAGGATAGGACAGGACAAAATTAGATGAACTTTAAGTGGTATTTAAAAGTTGTTAAAGGAAAATCTAAAAGGAAAGGGCAAGAAACAAATCTCACGGAAGAATATCTTGAACAATTGTGGGAGAAACAAAAGGGAAAATGTCCATATTCTAACTTACAATTAGAACTAAGGACTCATGCTTATGCTAAACCATTAAGCATTTATACTGCCTCTCTCGACCGTATAGATAATAAAATAGGATATAGGATAGGAAACGTGAAATTTGTAAGTGTGTCTTTTAATTACGCTAGAAATAATTTTTCTGTAGAAGATACTATTACTATGTGTAAGGCTGTAGCGAAACATAATAAATGAAAATTCTTATAACTGGTGACACTGGACTGATAGGATCTGAATTAGGACCGGCTTTATATGCTCAAGGACGTGATGTAATTGGTATCTCTCGTTCTAAACCAGATGTACCTTATCCACACTATGAACTAGATTTATCTAAAGATAAAATAGATACTTTATTCAAAGAAATTAATCCAGACATAATCATTCATTTAGCAGCAACCACTCAAGTAAAATTTTTCGATCACAGTGTAAGTCAGAACAATATAGTGATGACTCATCGAATATTGGATAGTACTCCCAAACATTCTAAATTTGTTCTAGCATCATCTGGTACTGTATACGGTACACATTCTTCCCCTCGAACTCCTTATCACATTCCCCAGCCTAGTTCTATTTACGGACTAAGTAAACTCTATTGTGAAAATCTCGTAAGATTATACGCCGAATCATACAATAAGATTGATAGTTATGTGATATTGCGATATGTCACACATCTAGGGAAAAAGGCGAGACATGGAGTAATGTATGACATTGTTAGGAAACTTCGTTCAGGTAGTGAATATTTAGAGTTGATAGGTAATAGTCCAGGCTCAACTAAGCCCTATCTCGGCATAGAAGATAGTATATATGCTACTACATGGTCTTTATCATGGAAAAACATAATCTTAAACATAAGCCCAAACGACAATATAAATATACTACAAATGGCAACTTTCATCATGGAAATAATCGGAATACATAAGCCAATACGATGGTTAGGAGAAAAAGGAGATTGGGTAGGAGACGATAAATATGTATCGTTAAAGTCTAATATTGATTGTAAACCTACTAAGTTGGCCATTATTGATTATGTGGAAGGAATTGCATGAATTTTTCTATTATCTTTAATTCACGTAATCGCATAGTATTACTGCAAGAAATGCTCTATCGTATTAAAACTACAGCTAACAATCTTAAGGAATTAGAAGTTTTAGTAAATTTTGATGATGATGATCAAATTTCTGTTGATGCTTTAGAAAATTTACAAAAATATTACACATTTTTTGAACCAATTGTTTCTAAAAGAGAATGTAATATACATATAAATGTTAATAAATTAGCACGAAAAGCGATAGGCAAATATATTTGGCCACTAGGAGACGATTGCCATATCATTACTAAAAATTGGGATCTTATTGCTCTACAAAAATTTGAAGAATACTTTAAAATAAAAACAGATAGAATAGCAATTGGGGCTGTTGACTCTACCAGTATAGATAAGACACTAACTACCTCTTTAGGTTGGTTTAGTGATGCTCCAATATTTTCGCAGGAATGTTTAAGAGCCTTGGGATATTTAATTAATGAACATTGGATTTCATTAGGGGGAGACGTAGCAACATATACGATATATAATGCTGTAGATAGAATTATACCAATGAGGGAAATAGTTTTTAACCATATCGGCCATACCACGCTGCACGACATTAATCATCCTGACCAAACAGCTTCAGAATATAGGCAGAGACAATATCAGTTACAATCTCATACCGCAAAATTAAATCCTTTTAATATGGATTATTCTAAAGAGATCAATCTTTTAAAAAGTAAATTAAGGGAATAAAAATGGACAGACTATTAGTAACCTATAATATATGTGGAATAGAAACAGACAATACGAATGAATATTTAGAATTTCTAGAACCTATTACAAAGCAACGATTTGATGGCGATTTAGATATTGTTGTATCTGCCTGCAGGCCAAACGAAAGAACCTTACCAATTCTAAAACAGGCTTTCCCTAACTGTTATTACAATGAAATACATGATACTCTGCCTATTAATGTTACTTTCAATCATTCTATACTAGAAGGAACAAAAAGACTTGGAGACTACGATGCTCACGTATATATTACATGTGATGCCTTATTGGAATCGCCAGATTGTTTACAAGGCTTATTTAATTTAACTAAGTATAATAATAATTATGGAATGGTATCTGCTCAAATAGACGTAGATTCTTGTTATGCTTATGGATTAAAACTTGGCAGACATCATGGAGACGATGCATATGCACGACACTTAATGTTTCAAGACGGTACTGATTATGTCGTACCAGTAGGCAGAGCTTGCGCCGCCCATGTCAATTTTTACAGTAATAAAATATTGAATTATTATGGCAGATGTTGCCCAGATATATTTGCAGGATATTGTACCGAATCAGTTTGGAGTTTTATATGTGCTGCATTAAGATTAAATTGGGTAATATCTAAAGATTTTACTATTAAACATCACCCAAATCATCAAGGAGGCATGGATATTCCTAGTGCTGGATTTAGGCCTGAAATACGTGTCCCTCCCAAACCTGCCTACGATCACGCCTTCCGTCAAGAAAGTTTATTACCTATTTTTGCAAATCCAGAAGCTATTAAACTGGGACTAGGATATGAAGAATGTCAAAATTTATTTGTACATGATCCATCACAATTTAATGATCTACAATTCTGTATAAATGAAGGACTAAAAGAATATATCAAAGAAAATCTATATTTAACCCCAGACATATTTGATTATAGTACTATCAATAATACATGGACCGATAAGAATAATGGATAAACTTTTAGTCACATACAATATATGTGGAATAGCTAAAGACAATACACATGAATATCCATACTTTTTAGAGAGATTAGTATCTCAAGAATTTGATGGGCAATTAGATATTGTAATATCTGCTTGTATGCCAGCCCCACGCACTATAGAAGTATTACACAAGAAATTTCCAGCGTGCTATATTAATCATATAAAAGAAGTCCTTCCTATAAATATAACCCAAAATCATTCTATGTTAGAATGCAAAAAAAGATTGGGTGACTACGACGCTTATGTGTATATGTCGTGCGACTCTTTAATTAAGTCTCCAAATATTATTCAAGGTATGTTTAATGTCATGAAGAATAACGAAAATTATGGCATCTTATCTGCCCAGGTAGATATTGATGCTGTATATGCTTACGGTTTAGGATTAGGTGGAGGCCGACATGGAATAGATGACGAACGTGCTAGACATGAGATGTTTAAAGATGGCCAGGACTATATTGTTCCTATCGGAAAAGGGTTGGGGGGACATGTTAATTTTTGGAGCAACAAAATAATGGACTATTACGGCAAGTGTTGTCCGGACATATTTGCTGGATATTGTACAGAATCTGTTATGACATTTGTTGCTGCCGCTTTAAAATTAAATTGGGCGGTATCTAAGAATTATTTAATTCACCATATTCCAACTACTGACGTACCTAGTGCGGGCTTTAGACCAGAGAAACGTGAACAACCACCTTATGACCATCCTTTTATAGGAGACACACTACTTCCTATCTTTAAAAATAGAGAGGCAATTGAATTAGGATTAGGTTACGAAGAATGTCAACAAATTGTTATGCATAACCCTACACAATTTGACGATAACCAATTTTGTATAAACGATAAACTAAAAGAATACATAAGAGATAATTTATATTTATCTAAAGATGTATTTGATTACAGCGATATAGAATATGAATATATTAGTAGTATATAACTGTTGTAATATATCTGGAAAAGATAACACAGAATGTTACATAAAATCGATTAGTAGTATATTAAATCAAACTTTTGATTCGTTTAGAGTTATTATATCTGGATGTATGCTTACTGAGAAACAACAGGCAAAGTTGAAAGAGTATTTTAAAGATACGGTTTCATATAATTTTGTAAATGAAATTCATCCTGTGAATGTAACATTCAACCATTCAATTCTACAATACGTACAAAGAAATGAAGAGTGCGGTGCTTATCTCTATATGGATTCGGGATCTAACTTTACCGGAAACAGTACGTTGCTACAAAGTATGTGGGATGTAATGTCTACCAATAAATATGGTATGGTAACTCCACAACCAGCAAATGACACTGAATATTTTAATGGACTTGGGATAGGAAGGTTTAACAAAGATGACGAATATGCAAGAGAACAAATGTTTAAGGATGGGAATTATATTATACCAGTCGGCAAAGGTATGGGGACTCATGTTAATTTAGTTAGTAACGAAATTTTTAAATTTTTTGATAGATGTTATCCAGACATCTTTGCTAGTCACTGTACAGAAAGCACCTTTTCTTTTATATGCGCCTCTTTACAATTACAATGGGTACTACTAAAAGACTTCATCATTGACCATACTATTAGTTTAGATGGCCAATCTTCTGGATTTAGTACTTTAAATTGGCAGAGAGCAGGTGGAGCGACTTACGATCATCCATATAGAACAACTTCTATTGTCAAAAAATTAGTTACTCAACAGGCTTATGATTATGGCTTTGGATATGAAGAATGTAGAAAGATTTTAGTACACGACAATAAACATTTTGATGAAAATCAACTATGTTTAAATAACAAACTAAAGCATTTTATTAAATATAATTGCTACTTAAAAAAATACGAACTTAACTATGACACAATACAACACAAATATTATAATTGACCCTAAAGAATTAGGAGTTGATTATACAGTATTAGACACTAAACAATATGATAAATTATCGCGTGAAATTAATGAACAAATTATTAATCAACACGATAAGCCAGACCAAAAACAATGGGATAAAATTTGGGGCATTGTAAATGATAGAGAACAAATAGAACCTTTGTGGTTTACAGATAATAACAAATATATTTATAGGTGGAATCATAGTTTTATACATACTCCAGACAATAGATTGGAGCAAAAGTATATTTCGGAATTAAGGACAAGAATATTTAATAAATATTGTATTGACGTAAGTAATGCGGTTGAGTTTGGATGTGGAAGTGGTCATAATTTACTTGCATTAAGAAATTTATTGCCTAATGTTTATGTATGTGGTAGTGATTTTTGTGAGTCAGCTTTACAAATACTACAAAAAAATAGAATCAATAATTTTAAATTTGATATGTATAAGGATGTCCTACCCGATATAGTTAAGTGCAACATGAGCGATTCTGCTATATTAACAATCGGAGCAATGGAACAATTAGGAGAAAATTATGAGCATTTCCTATATGTATTAATGACATCGGAAGCAAAATATAAAATTCATATTGAACCTTTAATAGAATTATATGATAAAAACTCTCCATTTGATCAACTAGCTATTCAGTATCATAAGAGTAGACATTATTTGGGGACTTTTCTTTCATATATTATGGCATCGGAAGCAAATATATTACATTGCTCACGAACAACATTTGGCAATATGTTTAATGAAGGATATATGGTATTAGTATGGCAATAGAAATTTTCGAACACGACGCATTCTATGAAGATAGAGGCGAAATATTTGCGTTTTACAATCACAATAAAATTGGTTTAAATTTTGTTCAAGATAGATGCTCTATTTCTTATAAAGGTGGGGTGCGCGGTTTTCATGGAGATCCAGAAACATGGAAATATATTACCTGCCCCTTCGGATCATTACAACTTATAGTCTGGGACTTAAAACGACGCATTAGAGAAGAAGTAATATTAGCCGAAGATAAGAAAAGATCTGTATTAATTCCTCCATATCACTTAAACGCACACCAATGTTTAACACATGCCTGTTTATTTATGTATAAGCAAACAGAATATTATGAAACTTTTCCTGCAGATAAACAATGGAGTATTCATTATAACGATGAAACTATACAGCCAAACTGGAAATTAATACCAAGGCGTGTCTCTGATAGAGATAAAGCTGGTATAGCCTTAGAGAAATTTTATAAAACATGTCCTTTTTAGTATTTTGGTGTATATACTAGTATAGTAACTATATACAATTATATGGAGATTAGTTAAATTATGCCTAAAAAACTAAATATAGATCAAAAGATCTTGTATGATCTTTATGTCAATAAACAATTCAGTACTTATAAAATAGCAAAAATTTTTAATACTTATGATACTACAATAGGGAAATATATAAAAGAATATAATATTCCGTTAAGATCTCTTAAAGAATCTAGAAATTTACAAAATAACATATGGACGAATCAAGAAGACGATATTTTAAAAAAATATTATGGAAAGTTAACCGTGAAAGAAATATCTAACCAATTTTTAACCAACAGAACAATAGGTTCTATAATGAGTAGAGCTAATAAAGTTTTAAATATGACTAGAAATGATAATAGATATGATAGATTATTTTTTAGCACTATCAATAATATTAATTCATATATAGCTGGTATAATTGCTGCTGACGGATGTATATTTGAACATAAAAAATCTAAGACTAAATATTTAAGCATAGTTTTTAAAGAAATAGACCGATATTTTTTAAATCATATTACACAAATTTTAGAATATAGTGGAAATTGTAAAGAAGAAATTTTAAATAACAAAAAATATTATAGATTACGTATAGGTGGAATACAAGAAGATTGGTATAAAGATTTACAAAAGAATTTTAGTATAGGAGAACGAAAATCTTTAGTTTTAAAATCTCCTAATATATCAAATATGACTAATAAATTATATTATATATTAGGATATTTATATGGAGATGGATGTATTTATAAAAATAATAAGATACTTAAAATATCTTTTATTGGAACTAAAGAACTTTTAGACTGGATTTATTTATCTTTAAAAGAACAAATTAATATTAGTAATAAAGAATATAAGAAAAAAATATACAAAAAAACAACTAAAAATACTTATGAACTTTGTTATTGTGGATTAGAATGTAATGAATTAGTCAAAATATTTTTAAAATTAGATGTTCCTTTTCATATGTTAAGAAAATATAATAAGATGGCGCAAATAAATAATGAATAAAAAACTAGACTTATTGTTAGTTACCCCAGCGGCCCAACGAAAATTGTATCAAGGTTTAGCAGAAGATATTTCCGTTAAAGAACCTGTTCCTTGGACTGGTTTATTAGCCGAATCTTGTAGATCAAAAGGTTTTAGCGTAGCTATAATAGATATGCATGCAGAAAATTTATCTTATCAAGAAACAACTACTAGGATACAAGAAATAAACCCTAAATTAGTTTTATTTTGTTGCTATGGCGCTAATCCTAATGCTTCTAGTAGCAGTATGACAGGAGCAGTAAAAACAGCACAAGAATTAAAAAATTTATATCCAGAATATAAAATATCATTTATTGGACCCCATGTTAATGCTTTACCTTTGGAAACATTAGATAAACATAATTTTATAGATATAGTTTTTACTAATGAAGGGGTGTATGCTTTACATAATTTGTTAGCTACAGACTTAAAAGATTTAAGTCAAGTTAAAGGTATTGGCTATAAAAAAGATGGTATATCTCACCTAAACCCTCCTGAAAAATTAGTTCCACAAGAATTGTTAGAATATGATTTACCAGGGATGGCGTGGGATTTAATGCCTTCTCTAGATAAATATAGAACTGGATATTGGCAAGCATATTTTCAAGGAAAGGATAGAAGTCCTTTCGCTAGTATATATACTAGTTTAGGTTGTATATATTCTTGTTCCTTTTGTATGATAAATATAATAAATAAAACTGATAACGATCAAACAAAAACGGCTAAAGATTTTAATACTTTTAGGTATTGGTCTCCTAATTTTATAATTAAACAATTAGATTATTTAGCAGAATGTAATGTTAAATATATTAAAATAGCAGATGAAATGTTTTGTTTGAAACCTAAACATTTTTTAGAACTTGCTAGATTAATGGCAGAACGTCAATATCCATTTAAAGGCTGGTTTTACTCAAGAATTGACACCATTAAAGAACAATATTTAGAAATATTGTTAAAGGCTGGTTTAAATGTTGCAGCATTGGGTATTGAGTCAGCCAACCAACAAGTAAGATTAGAAATAGAAAAGGGTAAATTTAAAGACGTAAATATAAGAGAAGTTGTTAATATGATACACTCCTCTGGAATGGATGTTGGTGCTAATTATATTGTTGGTTTACCTAAAGATAATTTTGATAGCATGCAAGCGACATTAGATTTAGCTATAGAATTAAATACATTAAATATGAACGTATACAGTTCTACAGCTTTACCTGGGAGCCCTCTTTATTTAGATATGAAAAATAATGGAAGTGTCCCTACAGAATATTCTGAATTTGGATTTCTTTCTTATGACCATAAACCTACTCCGACAGATTATTTATCTCAATCAGACATTGAAGCTTTTAGAGATTATTTTTATGAAACATATTGGACTAATCCTAAAATTTTGTCAACAATTTATAATAAATATGGACCAAATGCATGCGATACTATTAAGAAAATGAATAAGATTAAACTCAAACGAAACTTATTAGAAAATCATCCAATATATAAATAGAGGACATACATATGTTAGTTACATTTATAATAAATACAAGACGAGACTTTCAACAATTTTCCAAGAATGTATTAGATTGTATATTTGCATCTGTAAATCCTAATAATTATGAATTTGAAATTTTAATAAACTCAAGCGAACCTGTAACCTATGAGTTCAACGATAGTCATTGTCAAAAGTTTACAAATTATACCGAAGACTTTAGGCATGGAGCAATCTATGGTTTTAATAAACTTATTCCGTATGCTGAAGGAGAATACATCTTTTTCTTAACTGATGATATAACTTATAGTAATATTTTCAATCTATTTGATTATATGAAACAAACTACTAGTAATAAAAGATTTAATATATCTGGTCCGCATCTTCATCCTGGGCAAACCTACAAAGATCAAAAGATAAGATATAAAGGAAAAGCTATATTATGTAATCTATGGGCAACCTTTCCACTTGTTAGGGCGGTGGCGGCATCCCAAAAAACTATCAATGAAGAACTTGGAGGAGTCATTCATCATCCGTCATTTTTTAATGGAGCAGGAGATCTATATATGTCCTGGTATGCCTATTATCATAGACAACCAATTTTTGAATGTCCAAAAAACATTACTTATGGAACCACATTACCTATTGTTGACCCAGCTCCACCGTTTCCAACAGAAGAAGAATTTTCACGGGAAAACTGGCTCTATAAAGAAATTAATAGCTACAGTTGGGGAAATACCGAAATATATAATAGAGATATGGAAACATTAATGAACTTGATTCAAAGAAATCAAGAAACTACAACTAAACAATATATATAAAAAAGGAACATTATGACTAAAGTAGCATTACTAGTAGCACAAGACGTACAAGATGAAGAATTTTTACATCCATATGCAGAAATGAAAAAGCAAGGGGTAGAACTAGACGTTATTCTCGCTCCTAAACGAAAATATCCTAATCCCACAGGTAAGGGTGGAACGCCAATTACATATAATAAAACAGCACAAGAAGTAGTTGCTAGTGGGCAAATGCTATATGATCTTATTATTATTCCAGGTGGATGGGCACCAGAAGTAATGAGACTTGATGCTGAAATAATGGCAATTGTTAGATATAATATAGATAAAAAATCTATTATTGGGTCTATTTGTCATGGAACTCAAGTCTTGTTATCGGCCAGAACTATTCCTACAGGAACTAAACTTACTGGTTACGTAGGAACTAAACACGATATTGAAAATGCTGGATATATCTATCCAGAAGAACATTTAGTTCAACAAAAAAATATCGTTACATGTTGCCATTATAAGCACAATCAAGAATTTACCGATAAACTTTTAGAAATACTGGCAACTAAAGAAACTTACCAAAGTGAATATGTACATAATATGCGATAAGGAATTAATATGGCAGCTACAATTATAGCACCCGATTCATTAAAACAAAATTTTTATTATAATCAGCCCGTTGGATCTTGGTCAGAAATTAAATTAGAAGACCATATGGAAACAGCTAAGGAAGTATTAGTAGAATTTTCTACTATTTTAGATAAAGCTAATATCGAACATTTTTTGCATTTTGGGACATTACTAGGATATTATAGAGATAATAGTCTCATACCTCACGATGGAGATATAGACTTTGGATTTCTAAATACTGAAGTTCAAAAATTAGTTGATATTATTAATACAACTTTAGTAGAAGCAGACTATCAATTTATTAGACGAGATCGTGGTATTTTTACTTTTGTCAAAAATGCTATACCTATAGACATTTATGAATATAGCAAAATTGATATCAACAATGTTTTTTTAAATGGTAATTTCTATGCTCATCCAGCATTAGAAAGAGGATATAATCTTTTTACATTGGAAGTAGAACCACTCAAAACAGTCGAATTCTTAGGGAAAAAAGTGCAAATTTTAGGAAATACAGAAGCCTTTTTAATTAGGCGATATGGCAATTGGAAAATACTAGCGGACATATTTAACAATCCACTATAAAGGATGTAGTATGAAAATTGTATACGTTGCAATGTGTGCTGATTTATTGCATCATGGGCATTTAAATATTATTAAAGAAGCGTTAAAATATGGTAAAGTAATAATAGGTTTATTAACTGATAAAGCTATTGAACAATATAAAAAAACACCAATTTTAACATACGAACAAAGAAAACTAATAATCTCAAATCTAAAGGGAATAGATAAAGTTGTTGAACAAACAACGTTAGATTATACTGACAATTTAAATAAAATTAGACCAGACTACGTTGTACATGGTAGCGATTGGAAAACTGGTAGGCAAAAAGAGATACGAAATGACGTTGTAAAAATATTAAAAACATGGGGAGGTACGGTTATTGATATCGAATATACAGAAGGAATCTCTTCTACAATATTAAATCAGCATTATATTAAAAAAAGTACTAAATTAAACTTTCAAAATAAATTAGTAAAAAAACCCTGGGGTGAAGAATATTTGTTGTACGAAAGTGAAGATATAGCACTATGGCATTTGAAAATTAACCAAGGAAAACAAACATCATTACACGCACACCCTAACAAAAAAACTGGTTTAATTGTAGTAGACGGGGGTGTGCAAACCTCTTTTTTAACAGATAATTTTAAATTATTTCCTTCTGATAAAATTATGATAAGACAAGGAGTATTCCATAGTAGTCAAGCTGTAGTTGGTAATTGTGAAATATTAGAAATAGAAACGCCAAACAATAAAACCGATATCGTTAGACTAGAAGACGAATATGGACGAAAAGGTAAGCCATACGAAAACGAGAAACATTATACTAATTATACGAATCAATATAAATTTTTACTTAACGGTCAACTAAATTATATTGGATCGTGCAAGATACAATTTCTTACAGTCAACAATAAAACTATTAATAATAAATATCGGACTTTTATTGTATTGAAAGGAACAATAACTAGTAATGATTTTGTAGTATGTGGACCAGGAGATGTCTTATATTATGACAGTTTAAAATTAATGTTAGAAAAATTTAATGGCGATCAAGATATATACGTATTAGGAATAACAAATGAATAACGTTATTATACAAGCTTTAAAAAATAGATATTTCGAATATGAAGCAGCTCAAGCTTTAAAAGAAAAAATTGTTAATCCACCTATATATCTATCTGTAGGCACCGAATTTATTCCTCCATTACTAAAAAAGGCATTGTTGGCAAACAATATCAAGAAATGTAATATTTTTGCTCAACATAGGTGCCATTCATACTACCTAACCTTCTCTGGTGAATACGAAAAATTAGCTTTAGAATTATGTGGATCAACGCATGGGTGTAGTCGTGGGTATGGAGGATCGGCTTCTATTAGCCATACTAAAAATACTAACTATAAAATGTGGGGTCACTCAGGATTGTTAGGAGATCAAGTACCTATCGCTGCTGGGGCAGCGCATGCAAGTCAAGAATTAACGATATGTGTTATGGGAGACGCTGGGGCAGAAGAAGATTACGCTTTAGGAGCAATGGGCTATGCTGTAACTCATAAATGCCCCATATTATTTATTTGCGAAGATAACAACCTGTCTTTATTAACTACTAAAGCTGAAAGACGCGGTTGGGATATAGTAGAGGTTGCTCTAGGAATGGGTATAGATGCATGCAGTATTAATAAGCAATGTAATTTAAGTGATGTCTATGATGAAATAGAAGTCGGTATTGATTGTGCTAACAGTAACCATCCTTATTTATTGAATATACAAGTGTACCGTCATTTATGGCATGCTGGAGCTGGACAAGATGGAGATATCAAATATGACTGGCTATCAGACTATAAAAAACAAAATCCTTCAGCAAAATGTTTAGAGTCTATAGAACCGATTAAAAATGAAATGAAAGATATTTGGAGAAAAGTAAAAAATGGCAACACGCGATACAATTAAATCTATTATTAGAAAACATCTAGTAGAAGATAATGGGCAGCTTTATTGTCAAGCGTTGTTAGGAGCTGGTTTTGTAGTAAATACTGTTCCTGATGATATTCCTAATAATAAAGGATTCGAAGAATTGCCTATCTCTGACGTTTCTAATAGTGGTATTGTTTGTGGTGCTGCACTAATGGGTAGGAGACCTATTTATGTGGTAAGATTTCAAGGGCTCTTATGGTACAACGCCGTATCTATCTTAAATTATGCAGCTAAGTCAAAAACAATGTGGGATGAACCATGTCCTGTCTTTGTTAGGGGGTCTGCAGCAGAAGGAAGTATTGGTCCGGTAGCCAGTAACTGCCATCACAGTATTATATCACATATGCCTGGGATACCTGTATATGCTCCTATGACTAGCCGAGAATGGCTAGAATGTTGGGACTCTTATATTACACATGATGATCCTGTATTTTGTAGTGAGCATAGAAGTAGTTATGGAATAGAAGGAGATCTACCAGAATTATTTAATCACAAATGTCCACATATAACTATTGTTGCTATTGGAGCAGCAAGAATAAGCGCAAGACAACTATTACAACTATCTGATGGATATAAAATTAATATAGTAAATTGTTATAAACTCTCTCCGTTTGAACTTAGTGATGAGGCATGGGCTTCTATTGAATATAGCGATGAAGTTATAGTAGTTGACTCAGACTATACTACTTGTGGAATATCAGAACATATTTGTTATACTATTATGAACAGGACTGGAGTTAGATCACACGCATTAGGACTAGAAAATAGGACTGCCGGATTTGCTCCTAAATTAGACAATGTTACTCCTACTGCAAAGCAAATCTATAAATCTATCCAAGGACTTAGCTTATGAAAACATTATTCTTAGACATAGATGGATGTTTGTTTAGGGCCTGGGGAGAACTAGGGAAAATAATTAAGTTGCCGTTTCCCCCTCCCGATGATTATTTGCTACCGGGAGTTAGAGAAAGATTTCACGAATGGTACTTCAAAAACTATAATGTCATTCTTACTACAGGTAGACCGGAATCTATGAGAGAGCAAACTATACAACAACTCAAATATTATGGTTTACATTATGATCATTTGATTATGGGACTTAAGCATTGTGAACGAATACTAATAAATGACAAAAAGCCAGAAGGTGGTATTTGTGCCTTGGCTATAGAATTGACCAAAAATACAGGATTAATGGAGTTAAATATTTAACAAATGATAATAACTATTACAGGAGCTGGAGGCTACATTGGTAGTATGCTTACCTCAACATTACTTGAGCAAGGACATACTGTCCTATGTTTCGATAACTTTTTCTTTGGGCAAAAAGAATTAGTACAAAAGGTATTTGATCATCCCAACTGTCAACTGTTTGAAGAAGATATATTAAAATGGTCGGATGCCCTTAAATCAAGCATTAATGCCTCAGATATAATTATACCTCTAGCGGCATTAGTAGGAGCCCCTTTGTGTGACAAACACATCAGTCAAACTATAGAATTAAATACAGGCTGGATACAAAAATTGGTTCCAAAACTAACTGACCAACTAGTACTTTTTGCTAATACTAATTCGTTGTATGGGACTTCAGATAAAATATGTACAGAGGAAACTATTGGTAACCCATTATCTCTATATGCTAAAACAAAATACGATTCTGAACAATTTTTAATTAATAATTATAATAAAATCATATGTTTTAGATTAGCTACTGTTTTTGGGACTTCTTATAGAACCCGAATAGATTTATTAGTAAATAATTTAGTTCAAATAGCTTTAATGGAAAAAGAAGTATCTATTTTTGATGGACAATTTCATAGAAATTATATTCATATTAAAGATATAGTATCTGCTTTTGTACATGCTATAAAAAATAAAAATTTGATGTGTGGACAAATTTATAATTTAGGTAATGATTCTATTAATACTACCAAAAAAGATTTAGTAAAACAAATTTGTAAATATACAAATGCTAAATATACTTATGATAAAATTAAAACAGATCCTGATAAACGTGACTATATTATTTCAAGTTCAAAACTTTACGATACTAATTTTTCTTGCAAGTACGATTTAGATTATGGCATACAAGAAATGATTAATTTTTATAAAACATTTGACCTTAAATATAAGTCGTTACATAGGAATTATTAACATGCCAACTAGAATCTATAATATAACCAAAGAATTTTTAACAAAAGAATATACTGATAATAAAAAATCAGCTAGAGACTTAGCAAAACATTTTGGCTGTTCCCACCATCTTATTTTAACAAGACTTAAAGATTTCAACATTCCTAGACGAAAACAAAATAAAAAAAGAGAAGATATAACTGGAAAAATTTTCGGAAAATGGACAGTTCAAAAACTCTTTTCTAACCATCATCATAATAGTAAAAGTAAATGGGTTTGTAAATGTGAATGTGGAATCATATCTAATGTAAGTTATGGGTCTTTAGTTAATAATCAATCTATGGGCTGTATAAGATGTAGATCTTCTGGACCGCGTCAAAAAACTAGAAATTCTAATAATCGCACATGGACAGGGTATAAAGAAATTCCAGGAACTATGTGGTGCTATATGGTTACAGGAGCTAGACAACGTAACTTAGAAGTAAAAATTACAATAGAAGATATTTGGGAACTGTTTATAAAACAAAATAGAAAATGTGCTTTGTCAGGACTTTCTTTAAAATTTGCTACAACAAGAGCTACAACCAAACAGGCAACAGCTTCTTTAGATAGAATAGACAGTTCAATAGGTTATTTAAAAGATAATATACAATGGATTCATAAAGATATAAATAGAATGAAAATGGCATTTAGTCAAGATTATTTTATAGACACTTGTAAAAAAATAGCCAAATATAAAAGGATAGTATAAAATGTTATTTAGTAAAGCACCCTTTAGAGTATCCATGTTTGGATCATGCGATTACAAAGAATACTATAGTAAATATGGATGCGGACCAATAATTGGATTTACTATAGATAAATATTGTTATCTTAGTTTACGAAAAACCCCCTCTATACTTGACCATCATACAAGATTAGCCTATCGTATTATAGAAACTGTTGGAAATAATTTAGACATTAAACATAACGGGGCAAAAAATGTGTTCGACTACTTAAATATTAACATTGGGCTTGAGCTAAATCACCTCTCGGATTTACCTTCTGGGGCAGGTATTGGATCATCCTCAACTTTCATCGTGAATCTACTTAATGCTATACAATATCTAATGCATGGTAAAGTGGTTAACACTGAATTGCTAGCAGCACAAGCTATATATGTAGAAAGAGTATTGGCTAATGAAAAAGGTGGAATTCAAGACCAAATATTTGCTGCGTATGGAGGATTTATATCTATAAATATAGACAAAGAGGGCGGTTTTGAAGTTTCACCTATGCCATTGAGTGAAAAATTTAAACAACACTTTTTAGACAGATCTATATTTTTATATACTGGAACAACTCACGATTCATTTGAAATAGCTGCAGCATATAAAAAACCATCTGATGTTAAATACCAACATAATATTAGAGAGTTATCTAGAGTAGCCTATAAAAGGTTCCAAGATCATGATATAGATAGTATAGGTTCTTTATTAGACGAATCTTGGCAAAATAAAAAAGCTATATCTCCACTGATTAGCAACTCTCATATAGACGACATATATGACGATTTACAAGACTTGGGGATGATAGGCGGAAAACTGTTGGGGTCTGGCGGCTCTGGATTTATTTTTGGTATAGTGAAAGATAATCATGCTCGTTATATAATAGAGCAGGAGTATAAGAATCAACTCGTTGATATTAATTATTCGGAAAAGGGATCGGAGATCATAGCTAATGGATTCTAAACAATCGGTCAGCTTACAACGGAAGACAATTTTCTGCGATATAGACGGGACAATTTTCTGGCACCAAGAAAAATTATCATATATGACTATAGGCAATGGATCAACTACTGAGAATGCAAGACTCATACTTGGCGATTGGCATGATAAAGACTATTATATAATACTAACGACTTCCAGGCCAGAAAGTACAAGGACTAAAACCGAAAGTCAACTTCTTACCAATGGTATATTCTACGATAAACTTATTATGGGACTCCCTCGCGGATGTAGAGTAGTTATTAATGATCGAAAGCCAGACGGAATGGTGACGGCAGAAGCTTATTGTATAGAACGAAACAAGGGGTTAGGAGAAGTTAATCTATGAGCAAAACTAAGTTAGGAATAGTATCTCTCCATGCAAATATTTTACATTTAGGCCATATTCACTATTTGAATGCAGCTAAAAGAGATTGCGATCATTTACTTGCAATTATAAATAGCGACATACAAGTGCAACTAAAAAATGCAAAAATAATAATGGACGAAGATCATCGTCGTGCTATTGTAAGTAATTTAAAAGCGGTAGATATGACAATGATAGCTATCGATAGAGATAGTTCGGTATGTCAAACTTTAGCCCTTATAGCTGATACTTATCGAGTTACAGCAGATAAAATAAATAACGACACCATTTGTTTTTATAACAGCGGAGACAGAGATCCTTCCAATCTTAATTCTGCCGAGGAACAAATCTGTAAAGAATTAGGTATTGAAACTAAATTTTTAGACTTACCTAAACTATACTCGTCTAGAGATTTTCGTGGAGCATATAATGAATAGTGTAGACCAACAAATTTATAACCTAGCGAAAAAAGAAGCTTGTTATTTTCAAAATGTTACTAGAAAATCTATTTCTGAATATGAGAACTTATCAGTAACACAATGCATTATAGATATTTGTGACGGACAAATACAAATTCTGAAATGTAGTAGCATACCAGCAGTAGTTAGAGTCAGGGCAGTTGTAAATTATCTAGCTAATATTTTGTCTAAGTATCCTCCTATTAATTTGACATTTATCTTAGGTTTTGCAGACGGGGCTGAGCAACACTACACTCCATTACCAACCGTAATTTTTAGTAAAAAACAAAATTCTAATACTATTTTATTTCCAGCCTTCTCTTCTTTAAATGGCTATTCATCTGTACTGTCACAATTAAATAGCGATATTCAATTTGACGATAAAATAAATAAATGTGTTTTTGCCGGTATTAGCACAGGATTAGGCTCATATGAATTTAAAGACAATACCCGATATAAATATTGTTTACGAACCTATCAAAATGATAATTTTATATCTCGATTAATGCCGGAAGATAATGAAAAAAGACTCAAAATAATTGACAGTGGAATAAATATGGACCGCATGTCAATCAAAGATCAATTACAATTTAAGTATGTAGTCTCTATTGACGGACACAATACAACATATGAAAGATTAGTTTGGCAAATGGCATCAAATTCTGTATGTCTAAAAGCTAGGGATTGCCGTGGTGAATTTATAGAATGGTTTTATCCACTATTAGACACTGCTAAAAATTGTTTTACATTTGATGTTGAAGATATATTTGACGTACATGCTTACTTAGAAAACAATTTAGATTATTGTAAGGAAATTGCTAGTGAGGGACAAAACTTTGTAAACGCTTATTTACAACCCGCCAATATCCAACATTATATTATTTCCCTATTGACCGAAATGAGCAAATGGCAAAATAACCAATCATGAAAACGCCCCTAATTATTCTTTTCTTGCTCACGATATTTTCTTCTATATCCTTAGCAGGAGAGCGACAAGTCCTAAATTTTACAGCTAAATGGTGCGGAGGATGCCAAACGCTAAAATCTAGAATTTTACCTCGCACAGATATACAAAAAACAATCTCTAGATATGAATATTATATCTCAATAGATGTTGATAAATATCCCACAGAAGCAAAAAGATATAGGATCAAATCTCTCCCCACTATTCTAATAACTGAACAAATGAAATAT